TGAACATAGACCTGATATATGTATGGTAGAAAAGAAAGCATCAGGACAATCACTTATACAAGATATGAGAAGAGCAGGCTTACCTGTTTTAGAATATTTACCAGATAGAGATAAAGTAGCTAGAGTATATTCTGCAACTCCTATGATGGAAGCAGGTAGAGTTTGGATACCAGATAATAAAAAGTGGTCAGAAGACTTATTAGAAGAATTATTACGTTTTCCACATGCAGCTCATGATGACCAAGTTGATGCTATGACTATGGCAATACACTATATGAAAGAGTCTTGGCATTTAGAACATCCTGAAGACCCAGAGTGGGATGACCCACCTATGAAAAAAAAGGTTGCATACTGGAGAACTTAGTGTTATAATAAAAGAATTAAAGGGGATAATTAATGGCAATAGAAAAAAATCCATTTGATAAAATTGAGGAAACAATATCAAATGTAGTACAACTTCCAGAAAAAATAAAAGAAGCAACAGATTCACCATCATTTGAGGTAGACCCTGATGGGGGAGTTACTGTAGATTTTACTGAGGTTAATATCGAGATGGAACCTGAAGGTGAAATGAAGGAATGGTATGGTAACATTGCAGATACTTTAGATGAAGAAAAATTAACAAAAATAGCAGAAGATGTAATTAATAATTACACAGCAGACAAAGATTCTAGAGGTGAATGGGAATCTATGTTTGAAAGAGGATTTGATTTATTAGGATTAAAGATACAAGATACCTCTGAGCCTTTTGAAGGTGCATGTACAGCAGTACATCCTATGTTAATTGAATCAGCAGTTAAGTTTCAATCAAAAGCCATACAGGAAATGTTTCCTGCAAATGGTCCAATTAAAACTCAGATATTAGGTAAAGTAACTCCTGAAAGAGAACTACAAGCTAATAGAGTAAAAGATTTTATGAACTATCAAGTAACTGAGCAAATGCCAGAATACTTTGATGAGTTTGAAAGAATGCTTTTTCATTTACCTTTAATAGGTTCTGCATTTAAAAAAGTTTATTATGATGCTAATCTTAAAAGACCAGTATCAGAATTTATTCCTATAGACCAGTTTTATGTTTCTTACTATGCTTCTAATTTAAGTAAAGCAGATAGATATACACATGTTATCTATAGAAGCCCAGTAGACTTAGCAAAAGATATGCGTACAGGTATCTATGATGAAATAGATTTACCTGAAGCTTCATATCCTAGTGCTACTTCTTTATCAGAAAAGATGGATACTATTTTAGGATTATCTCCTACAGATAATAGTGACCCACAATATACATTATTAGAACAACATTGTTACTTAGAAATAGATGAAGAGTATGCTCTTCCCTACATTGTTACTGTGGAAGAGCAATCTAGAACTATTTTAAGTATTAGAAGAAACTATAAAAAAGAAGATAAACAACAACAAAAGATTTCCCATTTTGTCCACTACAGATTTGTTCCTGGATTTGGATTCTATGGGTTTGGCTTGATGCACTTTCTAGGCAATCTTACTATGACTGCAACAGCAGCTATGAGAAGCTTAGTAGACGCAGGTCAATTTGCAAACTTACCAGGAGGTTTTAAAGCAAAAGGTGTTAGACTTGTTGGCGATAATGAACCAATAAGTCCTGGTGAATTTAAAGAAATCGAAGCAACTGGAGTAGACCTCAGTAAGGCAATTATTCCTCTCCCCTATAAAGAGCCTTCCTCTACTCTATTTCAGATGCTAGGTTTCGTTACAGCAGCAGGTCAGAAGTTTGCTGATAGCACAGAACAGATTGTTTCTGATGCAGCATCTTATGGTCCTGTTGGAACCACTATGGCTTTATTAGAAGCTTCTAGTAAATTTTTCTCAGCTATACATAAAAGATTACATAAAGCTCAAAGAGATGAGTTTAAAATTCTTGCTCGTATAGATTCAGAATATTTACCTATGGAGTATCCTTATGAAGTACCTTATGCTGAACAAAGTGTGTTTAAGAAAGATTTTGATGGAAGGGTTGATGTAATCCCTGTCTCAGACCCTAACATTCCTTCTAATGCACATAGGATGATGTTAGCCCAAATGGCTCTCCAAATGGCACAACAATCCCCTCCTGGTATGTTTAATATAGAAGCATTAAATAGAACAATTTTAAATGCTGCTAATATGCCTAATGTAGAACAGATACTACCTCCTAAAAAAGAACCACAACCTATGGACCCTGTATCAGATATTATGGCAGCAACAAAAGGTATTCCAATAAAAGCATTTGCAGGTCAAAATCATGATGCTCATATCCAAACAAAGATGGCATATTTACAGGACCCACAAAATGGTAAGAATCCTATTATGGCTAGAATTAAACCATTATTAGAAGCAAATATACAAGAACATTCTGTAATGAAATATCAAGAACAAGTTAATGGTATGACTAGAATGATGATGCAACAGATGCCCCCTGAAGCAACACAGAATCCACAAGCTGCAGAACTAGCTATGGCTCAAGCAGCACAACAAGTATTAAATGCTAACTTAGCTGTTGGTCAAGCACAATCACCAGAGCAACAATTAGTTGCATTAGAACAAGCTAAAGTAGAATTAGAAAAAGAAAAGCTAAAAGCACAATCAGCAAAGTTTTCTGCAGATGCTGCATTAGAAGCACAAGAGTTAGAATTAAAAGAAGCTAAACTATTAGCAGACTCAGCAAAAGCAGGACAAGCTGCTATGATGAAAAAAGAAAAAGGTGATTTAGATAGAGCAAGTAAAGAAACTATGAAAGCATTAGATGCTATGACTAAAGCAGCTATTGCAGACCAAAAGACTGAAGTTGATTATGAAAAAATTAAAGTTCAAGCACTATCAAAATTAGAAGAATTAAATATTAAAGATGATAAAGAAAGAAGTTTAAAGTTAGTTGAAATATTAACTGATTTAATTAAACATGAAGAAACTATTAATTTAAATCAATTAAAAGAAGAAAGTAACTAGGGATATTTTTGCCTGTCGACTGCCCTAGCAGACATGCCAAGACGACAGGTTAATTTTATTTAAGGAGAATAAATTATGGCAAATACAACTTTTAGTGGTCCAATTAGGTCTGAGAATGGTTTTATTGGAATCACAAAAAACTCTTCTACAGGAGCAATAACAGAAAATATTACTTTTGGTAATAAAGGTGAAGTTGTTACACCTGTAGTATTAGCAGATGGTGACATTACTATTGTAAATACAACTCATGGTGGTAGAATTAATTTAGTACCAGATGGTGGACAAGATAATACTTATACACTTCCTGCACCAGAAGCAGGTGTAGCTTATAGATTTGTTTATGGTGGTTTAGCTACTGATGCAACTGATGCAATATTTATAACACCAGGTAATACAAATTTTTACAAAGGTAATATTGTACATTTAGATACTAATGCTGATAATGCTGCAGTATATCCAAATGGTAGTTCTAATAGTAGTTTACAATTAAATGTACCTGCTGCTTTTGATGTAACATTTATTGGTCTTGATAGCACAAATTATCAAGTCTTTGGAAATGTAACTTCAACTACTGCACCTGCATTTGCAGACCAGTAATAACTAATTTATACTGGGTGGTAATTATACTGCCCAGTATTTTTATATAAGGAGTAAGATGGAAGCATCTGGAGAAGCTCTTCGTAAATTTGAAGAAGAATTAAATTTACTAAGAAAAGATATAGCAAATGGTCAAGCTGACAATTATGCTAACTATAAACAACTTGTAGGAAGAATACAAGGAGTTGAATGGGCAGAAGAAGTTTTAAAATCAATAATTAAAAGAATGTATGAAGGAGAAGAAGAATAATGCAACAAGTAGGTATGGCAAAAAGTATTAAAAATGATATGTGGATTTCTAATGAAGAAAAATTAAATCCAGATATATTACCAGATTTACCTGGGTATCATATTTTAGTAAGACCTGTTTCTGTTAAAGAAAAAACTAAAGGTGGTATATTATTACCAGACTCTACCAGAGATGATATGGCTTATCTTACTACAGTAGGACAAGTTGTTGCTATGGGTGATTTAGCTTATCATGATATGGAAAAGTTTCCAAAAGGACCTTG